ACGCTCCTCCTCGTTGAATATCCACCCGCAGTTTCTGTCAATCGGCTCCAGGTTCGCCTCTATTCGGGTCGCCTTGTCCGTCTTCTTGCGCTCATCGCCCTTGATGTACAGCTGTTTGTTCCGATGGTTGCATTCCTCACGCAGCAGGGGCTTGAACACCTGGTTGAAGAAAGGGTCTTGTAGCTTGTTGTTCTCCATGTAGTAGTACACGTTGGTCTTCCCTCCCACATACTCCATGATGTCGAAATACCAGCCTATGAAGGTGGCGTTGAGTTCCCTGGCAAGGAATCCCTTGATGATGTAATACACACCCTTATGCTTGCCGATGAGCCACAGGGCCTTGGTGGAGCTTGCCTTTTTCCTGGAGTCGGAATAGGCAGGGTCGCCATAGGCAATGAGAAACTTGAACTTTTTGAGCGGTGGAACCTTGCCAAAAGGCAGGTACTTGAAGATGGTCCCCTCGCTCACAGGATTGTTGAAGTACTCGGCTTGTGCGCTCTTGGTGGATATGTTTGAGAGTACGGTGTCTATTTGTTCCTCCGTGTTCTTGGCCGGCCATGTGGAGTGCCCATCCTTGTCACGTATATTCACGATGTCCCAGTGCTTTGCCTTGGCTCCAGCCCTCTTGATGCAACAGTCCTTGGCTATGATGTTTCCACACCACAGGATCAAGGTAGGCTCAGAGATGGAGCGTGTAGGATAAAGCGAGGCCTCGAACCAGTCCCATTTCTTCTTTAGCGTCTCTGGGTTTCTGCAATCCTCATCCGTGTCGTAGTCATCCATGTAGATGACATCGGGGCGAACTTCCTCGTTTCGGGCACCACGAGGGGCAGAACCAGCACCCAACGCCACGAACTTTGCCCCACACTTGGCGGTGAACTCCCCGTCCGTCCATTGTCCGAGGGTTGTCTGTGAGCCATAGAACTGACGGATTCGTGGGTTCGACTCGAAGTTGATCTTGTAAGGCGCAAGCAGACGCTTGGCAGAGTCGATGGTGGCGGATGCCAACACAAAGAACCTCTTGCGCTTGGTCAGCGCAAGGTACATGCAGATGAACATCGCCACGGTCGATTTGGCAAGCTCACGGCTCCACGAAAGCACCTCGTACCATTCATCGTGCTCGATGACACGCTTGATGGCACGCACATGGAAGGGCGCAAACTCATACTTGGCATACTTGGGAAAGAAGTACTTGATCCATTTGATTGGGTCTTCCTCCAGTTTCTTTCTCTTCTTGTCGATTTCACTCTGTGAGAGCCAGTCTTCCACAGGTACATCGGCAGCCAGTGCCTTGTGGTGTTCTGCCCACCTTTGCAGGGCATTTCTTTCTTCTTGTGTCATTTCAACTGATCTTTAATGAATAAATCCCAAAGCTCGTTGTACTCCTTGGCCTTTTCTATGTCAATGGAGCGAAGCCAGTTGGTAAACTTGATGCCCACGTTCACTATGTCTGTGATTCCTGCCTCATTCTGTAATTTCTTGATGGCAGAAGACAGCTTGACAATGGTGTCTGCCTCCTTGGCCGTCAAAGCACGCTGTCCTTCAGGACGTGCATTCGCCCCATCCTGTATGTCACTAATTTGCTTGATCATGCCAGCAATGATTTGCTCCGTGGAGATAGTTATGGAGACACGCAGCTCTTCCCATTTCCCTTCCCTGATCCATCGGGAGACCGTCTGCCTGGTGGTTCCCACCTTCTCGGCGATTTCCTCCTGTGTGCATCGGCTTTTGATAAACAAATCCTTTGCAATGCTCTTCTTGTCAATGTTACTTTTTACCATATTCATATAGTTTTGATTCTGCAAAGTTCTAAAAAAATCCGCAAAAAACGAAATCGTGATTTTATGGTAGCGTCCACGAACACCACCGTAGCGTCCATGGACACCACCATAAAACCACGATTTGGACAACTCGAAAAAATTCCCGATATTTGCAAAAAATTTCAACGCATGAAACAGAAATTTCGCAATATAATAAAAGGTGATGGCAAGGCTATCATCATGCTTTATGGAGAAGTCGGTGAAGGGCGTTCCGTAGATAGCAACCGTGTGGTGAGCGAGCTTTTCGCATTGAGTGACCAGGGCTGCAAGATCGAAGTGCGCATAAACAGCCAGGGTGGAGATGTTTTCAGCGGCATGGCCATCTACAACGCCCTCCGACAATCCAAGGAAGACATCACCATATATATAGACGGTGTGGCAGCGAGCATCGCAGGAATCATCGCCCTTTGCGGCAAGCCTCTCTACATGAGTCCATACGCCAAGCTGATGCTCCACAACGTGAGCGGTGGCACATACGGCAACGCCAAGGAGCTTCGACAAATGGCAGACCAGATGGAAGTGCTACAGTCAAACCTCGCCACCATGATAGCTGGTCGCCTCGGCATGGAGGCAGACAACGTGGCAAAGAAATACTTCGATGGGCAGGATCACTGGATAACTGCTAACGAGGCACTTGACATGAAGCTCGTGGATGGAATCTACACAATGGATGAGGTAGCCAACCCACCGACAACGACAGAAGGCATTTACAACTATTTTAATAATCGGTTTGACTTCAAACCACAAAACAATGAAGAAATGGCATTAATAGATGACATCAAGACGATTCCGAGCTTCGAGGACAAGACGGATTCGAGTGCCGTACTGGCACACATCAGAGAGTTGGAAAACAAGGCGACCAAGGTGGGCATTCTCGAAAAGACGGTGAAGACCTACAGGGATGAGCTTGAAAAGGCTCGCAAGGAGCAGGATGACGCTCTCATCAACGAGGCTGTCAAGGCTGGCAAGATTGGAAACGAGCAGGTGGAGACCTTCAAGAACCTCCTGAAGAGCGACCGTGAGAACACCATCAAGCTCATCGGTGGCATGAAGGGACGTGCAAGCAACCGTGCAACGGATTTCATCAACCCAGACACACCATCAGGCGGCTCGTTCGCCAACAAGACATGGGACGAGATTGACAAGGCAAACAACCTCGCCCAGTTGAAGAACCAAGACTTAGCACTTTTCAAGAACCTCTACAAGCAGAAGTTCGGTGTGGACTACAGCGAGTAATAACTTTTAATTTTATAAGAAATGGCATTAAACAGAGAAATTTGGATCAATACCATCGTCGAGAATTTCTATCCCGACAATTCCTTCATGGCGAAGAGTATTGACGATTCCGCATTCGTGAACAACAAGACCGTTCACATCCCTAACGCTGGCAAGCCTTCGAGCGTGGCCATCAACCGCAGCGAGAAGCCAGCGAAGATCAAGGAGCGTGAGGACAACGAACTCACCTACAACATTGACGAGCTGACAACAGACCCTATCCACATCTCCAACGTGGACACGGTGGAACTCTCCTACAACAAGCGCAACAGCGTGATTGCCAACGACCGCAAGCAGTTGCAGAAGGCGGCAGCGCAGAACTTGCTCTACAAGTGGGCTGGTAGCTTGAAGACGAAGTTCTTCACAGCAGGCGAGGCTCGTGAGGCACACACCTCAGAGACAGCCACTGGCAACCGCAAGAAAATCACCAAGGCTGTAGTGATGAAAGTTGCCGTAAGGTTCAACATGGACGACGTACCAGCAGACGGCCGTTTCATGTTGCTTGACGCTTCCATGTACATGGACTTGCTTGACGACCTGACAGACAAGGAACTCTCAGCCTTCCTCGCATGTGCCGATGCTTCAAGAGGCGTGCTTGGCAAGTTGTATGGCTTTGAGATCATGCAACGCTCCCAGGTGCTTCGCACAACGGCAAACGGTGCATCCCTCTTGAAATGGGAAGCGGATGATGCAGCCACCGAGCTTGCGGCAGGTCTCGCATGGCAGCAGGACTGTGTGAGCCGTGCCCTGGGTGACGTGAAGATGTTCGATGACATGGGCAACCCAACCTATTACGGCGACATCTACTCATTCCTTGTGCGTACTGGTGGTTCGCCACGTCGTTACGACGGCAAGGGTATCGCAGCCATCATTGAGAGCAACGCAGCCTAAAAGGTTAAATCGTAAAATTAGACTCTATGATATTACCAAGAGTAAAAATTCAGTTCCTCAATGGCCAGTTGGAAACCGTCGGTGAGAGTTCCGACGGACTCCTGGCCCTCATTTGCGGTGCGGCAGCCGTAGCAGGAACCTTTGTGCTTAACACAGCCTATTCCATCACAAGCATGGATGACCTTGCCGAGCTTGGAGTGACAGCGACCAACAACGCAGCCCTCTACAAGCAGGTGTCCGAGTTCTACGATGAGGCAGGAACAGGCACAAAGCTGGTCCTCTACCCAGTCAATCCAAGCACCACCTTGACCAACATGTGTGATTACATAAAGACGGACGCAGGGTATGCGAGAGACTTGATCACCAAGCAAAACGGCAATTTGAGGGGCATCGGCATCGCCAATGTCAACACGGGAGCGTCTGGCACAAGCATCAACGGCATCGACCCCGATGTGTTCACTGCCATGCCAAAGGCACAGCAGCTGGCAGAATGGGCGACCACCGAGCTTTACGCCCCTTTGTTCTTCATCCTCGAAGGTCGCAACTTTGACCCATCGAAGGAATTGAAGGACATGACCAAGGAAAAGTATGACCGTGTGGGCATTGCCATCGGTGACACCGTGGCATCCTCCAAGGGAGCGACCATCGGCACGTGGCTTGGGCGCATTGCCAAGAGTCCAGTGCAGTGCAACATTGGCCGTGTGAAGGATGGCTCGCTTGCCCCATTGGAGATGTATGTGGGT